CGGGTCATATCACAACCATGACTGATGCGGCTCCGACTTTTGTTTTTAACAAAACAGCCGATACAGATTCAGTCCAGCTTACCGAAGCCATATCAGACGTTAACTTTAGCAAAGCTTTACCCGAAGACGGTGAGACTGAGCTCTTTACTCTTAGTGACACTCCTGCTGTAGCAACAGACTTTGTTAGAAACTTTACAGATGCGTTTACTATGGATGACAACGCAACTGTCGATGCTTTTGTAAAAGACTTCTTTGGTGCTAAAACCAATGTATTTAGTTTTGCAGATACACAGACGTTTGGGGTTGGTAAAGGTCTTGCCGACTCCTTTACGCTTGGAGAAGCCCCAGTCGTATCTTTTGCCAAAGGTGAAACTGATACTTTTACTATGTCGCAGGTGTTTTCGCGGGTTGTGGCTTATGAAAGATCTTTTACTGACTCTCAATCTATGTCAGAAGCCATCTCATCTTTTGATGTAGGTAAGGGTCTTACAGATAGCACAACTATGACAGAGGCACCTGCTGTTTCTTTTGCTAAAGCTGCAACAGATAGCACAAGTATGACTGATGCCCCTGCACAAGAAGTCGGCCTGGGCAAAACAGACTCGTTTACTTTTAGCGATGTTGACTCAAGAGTTGTCACTTTTGTTAGAAGTTTTACAGATGCGTTTACTATGGACGATGCAGCTACTGTAGATGCTTTTGTAAAAGATTACGGTGGTAGTAAGACCAATGTATTTAGCTTTTCTGACTCTGAAACTATTGGAGTTGGGAAAGGTTTGACAGATAATTTCTCTCTTGGCGAAGCTATAGATTCTGTAGTTGTCGGCAAGGGGTTAACAGATTCAGTGACGGTGACTGAAAACTTCAGTTTCGCGCTGTTTAGCAATGCAGCATTTAATGCTGCTCCATTGAACCAAGCTCCATTTAACGAATAGAGGAAGCAAGTATGAAAGTACAATCGGGTATGGAAATGAAAGGGCGATTAACTATCGCTTTGAACGACGAGATCGTTCAGGAAGTAGATAATCTGGTGGTTACTGCCGGTAAAGGGTATGTAGCGTCCAGAATGGCAGGCACGAGTGCTACCGTCATGTCACACATGGCGATAGGAAGCGGTACAAGTGCAGCTGCAGCCAGTGACACGGCGTTAGGAAACGAGCTTGCTCGTACTCAGTTAACATCAACCAACGTATCAGGTGCTGATGTAACTTATGTAGATACTTTTGGTGCTGGCACTGGAACAGGTGCAGTAACAGAAGCAGCTATCCTAAATGCAAACTCAGGCGGAACGATGTTATGCCGAACTGTCTTCAGCGTAGTAAACAAGGGTGCCTCAGATAGTATGACAATTACGTGGGTGGTAACGGCATCATAATGGATATTTTAACTCTATTTAATATCGCTACCGCAATCGTAACAGCCGCATCAATCGTATGTGCAGCCACTCCGACACCTAAAGATGACGCTTTCTTAGCAAAGTATATCTATCCAGTGGTGGAGTTACTTGGACTACAGGTTGGTAAGGCTAAAGACTAGAGAAGTTCTATGACTGTAAAGTTTACTAACAACGCTAGCACGACTCTAGCGTCCGGCATCAATACGACTGCAACGTCGATAACGGTAGCAGATGCTTCCTCGTTTCCGTCATTATCGGGGGCAGACGATTATGCCTATTTAACTTTACAGCAATCAACAGGGACAGGTCGTGAGATAGTCAAAGCAACCGCTTTGTCTAGCAACACTTTTACAGTCGTAAGAGCTCAAGACAACACCACTGCTAGAACTCACTCATCGGGTGATATTGTCGAACTAAGGCTAACGTCTGCGTTACTTACCGATGTAATTAACGCAGCCACAGTTGAAGGCATAAAGACTAACTTTCAGTATACGCCTACGGCGGGACAGACTGTTTTTACTGGTGCCGACAATAGCTCAAACACTCTGGTTATTAATGATTCGTCGTTGATTAACGTCTACTTAAACGGTGCCAGGCTTGTCCAGGGAACCGACTACACAGTAGATGTAAACAACAATCGAGTGACGCTTGCGTCAGGCGGTACAACCGCAGACATACTTGATATAGAAGTATTTGGTAATTTTACTGGTCAGTCAGGTGCAGCTGTTGCCATAACAGGCGGTGCCATTACTGGGGCGACCATAGATAACGCTGTAATAGGTGGTAGTACTGCTGCAGCTGGTACTTTTACGACTATTGCAGGTGCTCTTGCAAGTAGTGTTACAGGGTCTACTCAGTCTCAAGGTAGTAACAATACACTTATCGCAACGACAGCTTATGTAGACACGGCTGTTTCTAATCTTATCGACTCTGCGCCTAACAACTTAAACACTCTTAATGAGTTAGCTGCAGCTATGAACGACAACGCATCGTTCTTTAGCACTGTTCTGCCACTAAGCGGCGGCACTATGACCGGGAACATAGCTCACGCGTCAGACTTTACGCTAGACATGGGCGGTGAGATAAACCTTGATGCTGATGGCGGCAAAATACGTTTTAAGGATGCAGGCACAGAGCATCTCCGTTTTGTCATGGACAATTCTGGTGCTCTGCAAATGTACGCCGCTGTCGCGGATGTTGATTTAAAAATACAAGGTTTAGACGGATCAAGCGTCATTGATGCCCTGACGTTAGATATGGAAAATGCTGGCAAGGCCACATTCAACGCCGGTGGAGCTTTCAATGATGATGTTTCCGTTTTCGGATCAGATAGCAAGCTTTTCGTAGGGGAAAGCGGCGCTGGCGGCACCTTTGGGTTTCTTGGTTGGAATGATGCGTCTAATTATCTTTTCTTAGGTAACTCTTATAACTCTGCGTTTAATACAGATATTGTAATCAGTAGCACTGGTAAAGTTGGTATTGGTAATGTTCCTACAGACGGAACTCTTCATGTTCTTACAGCTAGTGCTGGCACTGTTTCAGCATCAACTCAAGCAGATGACTTGGTTGTGGAGAACAATGCAGAAACCGGCATTACTATTATTTCACCAGACGATCAATCTGCGCGAATTAGATTTACAAGCCCCTCAACTAATACTGACGTTGGTGGAGCTTCTATTTTCTATCGTCAAAACATTAACAAGATGAATGTGGGCACAAATGTTGCTGGAGGAGTTCTGGCATTACATTCTGGGGCTGCTAGTGAAACTATGAGACTCAGTGCCAGCAGCAATGTTGGGATAGGGGGTAGTTACACCACGCCGAAAGAAAAGCTTCATGTTGTGGGTGCAGCCGTTTTTGACGGAAACCACGCCACTTCAACCAACGCATTTCGCGCTGATGAAGGCGTTTTGATTCATGGGGCGGGGAACATTGGATTTATAACAGCGGTTTCAAATGGCAACAATGACGTAGATTTGCAGTTTCGAGCGTTGAATGGCGGTTCAGCTAATACCAACCAACTTGTATTGGACAGCGAAGGTCCCTTGCTTCATGGAACTGCAACCGTCCCAACGGGTGTTCTTTTAGGCAATCAACTCGTAAGCAGCAGCGCAACAGGTTCAGAAATAATTGCTTTTAGGGCAGATACGTCTGTTTCAGTAGGCGACAAAACTGGTGCGTTTTTGCTTGGAAACTCAGACACCGATGGAGCTGAGGATCATTTCGTTGGGATGTACGGTAAAGTATCTTCAGCAAATGGTTCTCAACATTTGCACTTTGTTGCTGGGCGTTCTGGTTATGAAGGTGATACGCCTCAAATGACTCTGAGCAGTGGCGGTAAGCTTGGCATTAACAATACCAATCCCGATGCTTTTTTAGAGGTTAGTGCAGGAACTAACCTCAATTTAGGCATTAAGCAACTGTCTTTTAACAACTTTTCAAATGAAGGTATCGGTATTAGTTTCAGCAGGACATCAAGTGACGCTGACTTGATGGCAATTGCCGTTGTTGATACAAGTAAGTTAAATATTGCTTCTAGAGAAGGAATAATATTTTCAACTGGTGGTGGCTCAACATTTGCTGCAACTTCTGAAGTATGGAGAATAGGAAGTGATGGGCATTTCAAAGCTGCCACTAATGGACTTGGTATTAATTTTGATGCTGTAGAGGGATCTAGTGCAACATCAACAGTGCTTGACGATTATGAAGAAGGCACCTTTAACGCAACAATAATAGCCGAAACAGGTAGTATCACCGCAGATACATCAGATAACTTATGTTTTTACACAAAAATTGGAAGGCTTGTAAC